GACAAACACAGCCTGTGATTATCCACCACCTAGTAACAAAAGGTACGATGGACGAGCAAGTCATGAAAGCGTTAGAACGCAAAGAAGCAGGGCAAGATGCCCTCTTAGAAGCTATTAAATATCGTAAGGAATTGTATAAGGAGTGAGACTATGCAAAAGAAATGTAGACGATACGGAGATAAATTTACTGTGTCCACTCATGAGGACTACTGCCCTGAGTGTGAAAAAGTAATGACACCGCCTGAAGCTGGTTATAGTAAAGAGATTACTTGTGAAGCCTGTGGAGAAACATTTATTCACAGAAAAGACAAGCCTACTGGTCGTTGGCCTAAGTACTGTCCTACTTGTGCCGAGAAGTATTCTAAACCGTATAAGAAAGAGGAAGACGATAAGAAGTCAAAACTAAAACAGACACTGCAAAAAGAACTCGACGCAGTACAGAAAGAAGACATGGTGAATCATCCGCCACATTACACACAAGGTAAGATTGAGGTTATCGATTTCATCGAAGACCAGCAATTCCCGTACCACTTGGGCAATGTCATTAAGTACATCTCGCGTGCAGTTCGCAAGGGCGATAAATTAGAGGACCTAAAAAAAGCGCAATGGTACCTAGCCAGATATATCGAACTGGTAGGCAGTGACGATGCTGCAGTATAGGTGAGCCTATGAATAGATCATGTACTGGGAGTAAGCACCCTGGAGTTAGAAAGCTACAACGATTACTTAATAGCCGTAGGCGGATGAAAGATATTGAGGCACACTTACATCGACTAGAAGCCGAGGCGCAAGAGGAGCGGTCGAATACTCCAGAGCAGCAACTAAATCTAAAAACAGCGCAGAACGATTTGGCAGAAGAATTCCGCACCTTATCTAAGGAGCGATACGAATTATGGACACTGATATGTAAGATTCCTAATGACGTCGAACGTACATTCCTGGAGAACAGATACTACTTCGGGATGAGTATGAAAGAGGTCATTGAGAGCATGCGCTACAGTGAAGCACGAATATATGCAATCCAAAGGAACGCTGTTAAAAGCTTTTGTCAAGTTTTTTCTAAAAATAAATAAAGACGATATGCAATTAGAGGTGGGTTCTATGATAATCTACAAGCGTGGTAAGGGGGATAACCAGGGAAAGTCCTCCGGAGCCATAAGCTGTAGGGTACGTTCATAGTGAATACCTTCCTCCACAAGCGATAAGCAGAAGGAATCATTAAGGACTACGACACAACCACGTAGTCCTTTTTGGTTACTTCATCAGATTTTATCGATATAGCATTAAATGAGAATGAATGATAAAAGGTACTCCCTAGCGATAAAACCAGCGGTGGTCGGCTCCGCGCGATAGGTATCTCTGTGTAGGAGAAATTTTTCTGTTGAAAGTTGAATGTCAAGAGACAGAAAGGAGGTCGACAATGGCCGACGCAAAACCGAGAGTCAAATTCAATACCGCAGGCGATTTACTCGTATCAAGTGCTCAGCTTTGTGACCTTCTACGAGTAACCCCTGAAATTATTTCCAGGCACCATAAATCAGGGATGCCGAAAGCTGCCACAGGGTGGTGGAATCTTAGAGAGGTGCTTGCATATCTGGGACATGCAAAAGGGGATAAAGCAAAAGACCAATCTGCAGCCACTCGAAAGTTAGTTGCTGAAGCTGACTTAAAAGAGTCTAAAGCAGCGCGTGAAAAAAAGCTTCTTGAAATATTAGAGGGTGAATACATATCTCGTGCAGATGTTGCCAAGGAATGGGCGGGGAGAGTACTTGAATTGAAGTCGTCATTTATTAAATTGGCGAAACGAATTGCAAGTGAATTCACGGATCCAGAGGCACGGGCGAATGTAGAAAAGGTGGTGAATGACGTTGTCGAAGACTACCTCGAAAGCTACGCGCGTAAAGGTGAGTACACGCCGGAAATCAAAGTCAGTCGAAAAGCAAAGGCCAAAGGTTGATTGGTTCCCTGAAGAACTTGAAGCGTTCAAACCCCCAGAACGATACACCGTATCAGAATGGGCTGATAATTTCAGGGTATTAACAAATACATCCGCAGAGCCAGGTAGGTGGAGAACGAATCGAACTCCATATCTAAAAGAGCCTATGGACAAATTCACAGACCCTCTGATTGAACAGATTATACTGTGCTTTGGTGCGCAAATCGGTAAGACTGAAGCAGAGCTCAACATGATAGGGTATGCACTAGATCAAACACAATCACCAGTTATGATGGTATACCCAACAGACACTATTGCTAAATTTGCTAGTGATAAGCGAGTACAACCGATGATTAAATCGGTTAAATCTATTAGTGATAATTTTGACGAGAATAGTAAACTACTTGAATTGGATTTCAATAACGGCAATTATATGGTACTGGTTGGTGCAAACTCACCGAGTAGTTTATCAAGCCGGTCAATCAAGTATCTATTCTTTGATGAAATAGACAAATACCCCGCCTTTTCAGGGAAGGAAGCGGATCCAATAAAACTTGCAAAGGAACGTACTAAAACGTTCGTGGACAAGAAAATAGTAATGGTATCTACGCCTACTGTTGAGTCGGGTAATATTTGGCAGGCGCTCATGAATGCGAATGAGCGCAGGCAGTATTACGTGCCATGTCCACATTGCGGAGTGTCGCAGACCCTCAAGTTTAAGCAGATAAAATGGCCAGACGAACACAACGATAATGCGGACATGATACGTGATACAGCGTATTACGAATGTGAACATTGCGGCGGACACATCCACGATAAGCACAAAATGGAAATGTTAAGACATGGAACATGGGAAGCGGTAAATGCATCGCAAAGCAAAGTCCGCTCAATTTCGTATCACTTATCGTCGATATATTCGCCGTGGGTCACGTTCGGAGACGTTGCGTACGAGTTTAAGACTTCCAAAGGTACACCTGCCTCATTAATGAACTTCATTAATTCGTGGTTAGCGGAACCTTGGCGAAGTGCTAAAACTAAGAGTACACAAAATATGCAATTTACGGAATCTACATATCCGAGCGGAGTTGTGCCGGATAAAGCAGTATTGCTTATTGCTTCCGTAGACGTACAGCTTGACCACTTCTGGTGGGAAGTAAGAGCATACGCTCCCGGTGTTAAGTCCTATCTGATTGATTACGGACAGGCAAGCACTTGGGACGATTTAGAGGAAATCATTATTCATCGAGAGTATCCATCGGAGTATGGCGAACCTCGTCAAATAATGAAAGCAGGCATTGACTCCGGCTTTAGAACAGACGAAGTGTATCAGTTCTGTTCAAGATTCCCGGAAGTATGTATTCCTCTTAAAGGCTCTTCAAACCATACTACGATGACGGCACCATACACAATGACTTCATTAGAGAAAGGTGTTGTTGGCGGGTTAAAGCTATACGTATTGAATACAGATTATTGGAAAGACTTTATATTCGCGAGAATGGTAAGACCAATAAATGAAGATGGCACGATCCATTTATACAAAGATTGTCCGCAAGAGTACTCAGACCATCTAAGGTCAGAGGAAAAGCAGGAACATCGAAATGTAAAAACAGGGGCAGTAACAGTCCAGTGGAAACCACTCACTAGCCACCCTGTTAACCATTTACTTGATACATGTACTTACAACGCAGCAGTAGCAGATATTGCCGGCGTTAAATATTTAATGGAGCCAGAACCTTATGAGGAATCCGAAGAGGTCCAAACATACGAGGACTATAGCGGAGGCATAGGGAATACTGGCCATTGGTTTAGATAGGAGGTGAACCATGAGCGATGTAAATGAACAACTTGAACGTGTGCGCCAAGTCATCGAGGATATCGAAACTAAAGGATATTCCGAGTTACAGATTGGTGGTAAACGATTCAAGACGATTGACTTACCTGTACTTTACGCACGCGAACAAACGCTAATGCAACGAGTACATGAAGAGTCCAATGGGTATCAAGCTGATGCATTCGTGACATGGGGTGGACGATGAACATTATTGATAAAGTAATCGGTTGGGTCAGTCCGCAACGTGCGTACGAGCGCCAAGCCTACCGTGATGCATTACGTCAATATGATGCGGCATCCATGGATAGGCTAAACAGTGATTGGCAACCAGCGTATGGAACAGCGGAACAACTTGCAACGGGTTCACGTGATATCATACGTGGTCGAGCAAGAGCTGCCGAGATGAACAGTGACTTAGCAGAAGCCGCTGTAATTGCACTGTTACGAAATGTAATCGGCTCTGGAATTGTTCCGCAAGCTAAAGTGCGAAACCGCAATGGCAAGTTAAATAACGATCTTAATAAGAAGATTGAAAAAGCATGGGCCAAATGGGCGGAACCTGAAAACGCTGACATTAGGGGCATTTCTAATTTCTATGAACTACAAGAAATGGCACTAAGACGTATGGTGTACGATGGTGAAATTCTAGTTAATAAGACCTCGCAAGGCTCGTACTTACCATTATCCATTCAGTTGATAGAGTCTGAAAACATTGGCGCAGTAAGTATCACAAACGGTAAGAATAATATCATCAACGGTGTAGAAGTTACCGAACATGGTAGACCAGTAGCGTACCACATAAGTCAAACAGACCCAATGGGGTTACGTTCTTTTGATACGGTTCGGTTAACAACAGACCAAGCATTTTTGTTATTCAAGCCTAAGCGACCATCTCAAATAAGGGGTATAAGCTTATTGGCGTTAGTATTGCGTAGGATTCACGATATCGACGAGTACATGGATGCTGATTTAATTGCTGCACGAGTTGCAGCGTGCTTCAGTGTTTTTGTAACCTCTCAAAACTCCGCAAGACAAACCTCTATGCTACCAAGAGATAGCAAGGGTAGACCTAATATCACAATGGCACCAGGTATGGTTAGACACCTAAGTCCTGGCGAGTCTATCGAGTTTGCAGACCCTAAGCGTAACGCCGGTACTGCAAGTGAATATTCAGCAACTCAGACTAGACGTGTAGCGTCCGGTCTAGGTATGAGCGCTGACATCGTAGCGCGTAATATATCTGGGAATTTCTCAGCTGCAAGGCAAAACTTGTTAGAGGACCAAAAGACATTCCGTCAAGTGCAGAAATTTGTAATCACACACTTCTGTATGCCGATTTGGAAAGCCTTTATTGACGCCCTTTACTTAGCAGGTGAATTACCTTCTGACTACTTAGCGAACAAGGACAAATACCAAGAGGTAGCTTGGCTTGCTCCAGGGTGGTCATGGATTGACCCTGTTAAGGAAGTTAACGCCAATAAAGAGGCTATTAAATCCGGTCTTACAACTTTAGAGGATGTGTGCGCATCATCTGGACGGGACTGGGAAGAAGTTCTTGAACAACGGAAACTCGAACAGGATAGAGCCAAGGAGCTCGGGGTGTTACTAGATTATTCCAGTGAGTTGCAACCGCTAACGATGGGCGATGATGACACTGCACAGGAAGGAGCTGATGGCTAGTAATGAAAGGGCATCAAAAGCGTAGTGTTCTTGGCAACTATTGTCGAGAAACTACTATTGATCAAGTCGATACCGATAGTCGGACAGTAGAATTATCATTCTCTTCCGAAACGCCATATGGCCGTTGGTTCGGCGATGAAATCCTTTGTCATGATGAAGGATGTATTAATCTCGATAGATTTAACGATGGCTTAGGTACATTGTTGTTTAACCATGACCGTGATGCGGTGGTTGGACACATCGAGAAAGTTTGGATTGAAGATAATCGAGGTAAAGCTTTAGTGCGATTCGATGAAGATGAACAATCCGAAACAATATTCCAAAAGGTACAGTCTGGTACGCTACAAGGTGTAAGTGTTGGGTATTCCATTAAGCGCTACGAGGTGCTTGATGAGAAAGATTCTGTATCCAGTAATGGTAGATTCAAAGGACCTGACACATATGTAGTAACCGATTGGGAACCTTTAGAAATCAGTATTGTATCTGTTCCGGCTGACGCTACTGTTGGTGTGGGACGTAGTGCTGATGAAATTCATACAAGTATTGACACACAGGAGGAAACAAAAAGTATGAATGGTGAAGAAATTTTAAAAAATGAAGAAGTAAAATCTACACCAGTAGAAACTGGTATCACACAAGAGGACCTTCAAAAGGCTATGGAGCAAGAGCGTAAACGTACTTCCGAAATTACTGCATTGTTCCGTGACTTCGACGTAGAAGGTGCTGACGAAGCAATTGTAATGGGCGTATCCGTTGACGAAGCTCGTGCGATGGTAATGGACCAATTACGCGCACGTAATAAAGGCGTGTCCGTAACAATGGGCGAAGCCGAATCTGATAAGTTCCGTGCAGCTGCACAAGATGCGGTATTGATGGCAGCAGGTATCCCTGTAGCAGATGCTGCACCAGGTGCACAAGAATTACGTGGTCACTCTATGGTTGAGTTGGCACGTGAGTCCTTGCAACGTGAAGGCTTGCAAGCTAACTTTGGCGATAACATGGAATTGGCTCGTCAAGCTATTAATTCTACATCTACATTCCCCGCCATCATGGCTAAATTTGCTAACAAATCCGTAATGGTAGGCTTTAACGAAGCTGAAACTACTTACCAAATTTGGGCAGGTAAAGGCTCTAACCGTGATTTCAAAGAAGCTGCACGCGTAGCATTGTCTGAAGCAGGTAACCTTGAATTAGTTCCAGAAGGTGGCCAATTCCAACAAGACTTCTTAGGCGAAGCATCTGCTCGTACTAAAGTAGCTACTTATGGTAAATTGTTTAGCTTAACTCGTCAAGCTATCATCAACGACGACTTGGGCTTGTTCTCCAAAATTGCTACTAAATACGGTTCTGCAGCTAAACGCTTAGTAAACAAAATGGTGTATGCGCAATTAACTGGTAACGTTAAAATGCAAGACAATGTAGCATTGTTTGATTCTAAACATGGCAATGTGGCAGGTACAGGTGAAGCATTATCTGTGAAAGCAATCGCTAAAGCAATTACTGCTATGCGCCGTCAAAAAGGTATTACTGGTGATGCTACTCTTAACATCACACCTAAATACTTGGTAGTTCCTCCAGAACTTGAAATGACTGCATACCAAATCGTTAACTCTACTGCAGCTGTAGACGGTGTAAACTCCGGTGTAGTTAACCCTTACAAAGGTCGCTTCGTAGTTGTAGCAGATGCTGAATTAACTGATCCAGATGCAT